AAGCCTTGCCAGTTACCGTTGGACGTACTCGGGAGTTCCCGTAATCCTGAACGGATCCACGCAGACATTCGTCGCCGTGAATGATTCCTCCGATCAGTTCTCGGGGGCGTTGAACTTGCGCGAAGTATTCAACCAAACGAATCCAGTTGACGGAATGAATCCAACGGATCCGGATGTCTCCGTGGGTCCAGTTGGATCTACTTACTCCGGATGCAACGTGTGGACGACAGCAAACCTGGAGGCAATCGTCATCGTGTACGTCACCGTATCAACATCCGGTTCCGTCCTGTACTTCTTTGACCGTCCTAATCCCATCCGGTGTTTTGAAGACTGCTTTGGAGGAGGAGAGTAATGCCCGCAGCGGCCATCAACCTGACATTGGCAACGCCAATCGACTCGCAGACGGTGGTGCCTGGAGAGCGGTTCGGAATCGACATCCACGCGCACGTTGTCGGAGGCAACAACTTCAACTGGACCGGCTACAGCCCGGTCGCAAAGATCACGGTCGGCACGGTGTCCGTCACCGGTGCCGGAACGGTGGTGCACGCCGCGGGAGGCACTGCCGAGGTCATTTGGACCGCCGCGCAGACGGCCACGCTGCCGACCGCCAGTTGGGGTTCCATCGTCATCTACGCCGATCCGACCTCCGGCTCGGAGAATCTCCACATCGCGACCATCTTCATGCGGACCACCGCGGAGGCCATCCCGTGATTACCTCAATGCTGCGCCGGGCCATGCTCTCCGGAGATGGCTCCACGGTCAATCTCGATTTCACGCAGATGAGCACTTTGGCCGATCTGACGAGCAGGGGGCTGAGCTTCTCGCGCTCCACGAGCGGCACGTTCATCAACGCGAACGGCCTGGTGGCGACGGCGACTGCGGGGAATCCGAGATTTGAGTACGACACAAACGGCAACCCCAAGGGCATCCTCATCGAAGGCAGCGCGACGAATCTCGTCTATCACAGCGAGACGTTCCGGCTGACCGCGGTGGCCACCGAGCCGTTTTGGGCTGACTCCGCAAGCCTCAGCCGTGGAAACGACACGGCTCCGGACGGGACAGCCAATGCTGCGGTGAATTTCGTCGCCACCGGCACAGCCGGTACGGTGATTCAGACCTCTGCTGTCGGCACAAGCGCGAACAGGACGTTCTCGTTCTGGGCAAGGCGCACCGGCGGCGGCACGGTCGAATACACGCTTGACAACGGCAGTACGTGGACCGCCGTGACCATTACGGCGAGTTGGGTGCGCTACACGGCGACCGCGACCAACGCCAACCAGCGCGTCGGCTTCCGGGTGGCCACCGGGGCCGGAACTTCGATTTGGGGCGCACAACTTGAGGCCGGAACCGGCAGCACCTCTTACGTCCCGAGCACCCAGTCGCAGGGGACTCGCGGATTCGATGATTGCCGGATGAGCAACATAGCCGCGCTGAACTACAGCACGGCAACCGGAACGCTCTTCTATTCCGGCAGGTTCACCCAGTTCAACGCGAGCAGTTTCCCGAACCGATGCGGATTCGTGTTTCTTGCAACCGACACCAGGGCGATGGGAATGCTGACTACGGTGGATCTCCTGCTGCCGAACGTCACCGGCGGTGCGACCCTAGTGACGGCAAATCAGTCGGTTACTCGCAACTCGGACATCCGGGTCGCGTGGTCCTTCGATGCGGCATTGTTGACCGCCGAGGTGAAGTCGACGCTGAACGGCGGCGCAATCGTCAATTCGACCGCGTCTGGCCTTACCGCAAGCACGACGCCCGACTACTTCATGCTCGGGCAGAACGGCTACGGCGGGTTCTTCCCGGCAGGAACCGTCAAACAGGTCAAGTACTGGCCGACCGTCCTTCCGACCGCAACCATGCAGAGCATCACGGCATGACCGACTATTACCTCCGCTCAACCACCGAATCCGACCTCGACGATGCCCTCATCGCCGCAGGGCTTGCCGAGGAACGCGACATTGGCGATGGCGAAATCGCCGTGCTTCCCGTAGAGGGGGTCACGCTTGACCGCATCGGGCCGATCCCGGCGGTCGTGGACGAGGAGGGCGTGATCCTCCGCCCCGGCGACAACCGCTACCACGCGAACCTCCGCGTGGCCGAGCCGCTGTCCCAGGCGCAGCTTGCCGAGCTTCCCCTGGTCGACCCTCTGCCGACCGTGCCGTACCGGAGGTTTTTCGATTGAAGCGCATTGCCGCCGTCCTCCTCCTCACCGGCTGCGCTTCGGCGACCGCGACCATCGCCCGCGAGGCGAACGATGTCCGCGCGTCTGCCGTTCGCGCTCGAGGCCACCTCGAGGCGGCGCAGCTCGAGCTGGCGGAGATCGAGCAGAGCGCGGCATCTGTTCACCAGAGCGTCGCCTATGTCTCCGATGACGAGAGCCCGGTGTGGGTGACCATGCAGTTCATCTCGGCGGCCGTCGGCCTTGCGGCGATTGCTGCCATTGTCTACAAACTCAAAAAGTGATCCGCACATGAACCAAGACCAGACCCTGATCCTCTGGATCATCGTGACCGTCACCGCCGCCTTCGCCGCCGGCTGCTCGCTCGGCGCGACGTTCCGCACCAAGCATCCCCGAAAGGTCGCCAATGCTCGCCGAAAGTAACTTCGCCTCGACGCTCATCCTGATCACCGCCATCCTTGCCGCTGGTGCGTGGATCGGCTTCTGGTGGTGCCGGAAGAACGCCAAGTGAGCCAGCGCCGGTGCTGCTGCGTCCAAGAGCCGCCACCGAGTCCGATTCCGTGTCAACCGTGTCCAACGGTCCCGGAGTCGGTCTATCCCTCGTGGTCCGTGTACGTTGAGGCGACGGGGATCATTGGCGACAAGGCAGGGGCAGGTTCCTACGCGACAGGTCCGTTTTATGCCTATGACTGCGAGAAGGGTCCGTGCGGTCGCGTGATGCACTCGCGCAAGGCGGTCGGATGGCCTGACCCTGCCCAGTTGCCGGACTGCGAAGAGGCCGATGTCTGCGAAGCACTTGTGGAAACGGACGGACTGATTAGCGCGGGATCCGCGGAACTGACATGGAAGGGGCCGCTGGGCGGCGGGACGAATCAGAACCAAAACTGCTGCGGTACGTTCGTTCCGGACGGTATCCCATCGACTTGCATCATTGCCAACTCTTACGATCAATGGGTGCAGATCGAATGGGTGCAATCGTGCATGAAATGGAACGGTTGCAACTTCCCGCAATGGGAGGCGGCACCGGTAGGACACCCTGACGTTCGCACGTTGATCAAGGTGAATTACTACTACGAGGATTCGTTCCAGTATCCCGTATTCCTCGCAGACCCCGGCTGTCCACGTACTACTGCTACATGGACTGTCCGATACTACTGGAGTTGCGTCTACGCTCGGCGCCCGCGACCAAATCAACGGTTTGCCGAGGGCGCGTATGCGTTGGTGTACTGCAACCACTACAGCGTGGGAGCGCGGACATACGGGCCGTCCCCAACTTTGAACGCGATCCGTTGTCCGGAGCTGAACGACACCCATTGCAGCGCGGACGGCCTGACTCCTATCAACGCCTCATCGACATGGAAACCCCCGACATACATCACCCTCATGCGCCTGTCGTGACGGTTCGATACAGTTGGAACGGCGAGAACCGCACGCGGTGCTTTGAAATCAGGGACGGCGAACCCGTTCTTGGAAAGTGCGCCGAATCGCGGTTCAACCAGTCCCAACCCGGACTCGGGACCGTCATTGAGCAGGGGACAAAGGCGGTCGGGATCAAACCGTGCGGCGGGTGCCTGAAGCGCAAGGAGGCACTCAACGCCGCCACGCCGGGATGGATGAAGAGGATTTTGGGCAAACTCGGGAAATTGTGATCCTCGGAGGGTAGGGGTGTCGATATCTTCCCTCGGTGTCACTTCCCGACACCCTAGGAGGATTCGCATGGAAGGCGAAGTCAGGAACCGGAAACGCTACGTCCACGCCGAGGGGGCGCAGACGGTTCGCGTGTCCGACCGTCACTATCAGGCCATCGCGAAGGTCGCGATTGCCGAAGGCCGCACGATCCGCGCCCAGTTGGAGCGGATCCTGGACGCGGCATTGTCCGTTTCACCCCGTTACGAGGAGAGAGCATGATCACCCCCGAGTTTGCGAAGGCACTGGTGGCCGTTGCCAAGGAGATGCGCCACCCCAAGTTCGACCGAGTCAACAACGCGTTCCGTCAGGGCGGCGAGCCGTCCAAGTACGCGAGCCTCGGCTCCCTGCTTGACACCGTCCGACCGATCTACGCCAAGCACGGCATCGCGGTCGTTCAGGGATTCGGGGCCGCGGACGGGCTGCTCCACGTTGAGACAAGCCTGGTCCACGAGTCGGGCGAGTCGCTGATCGACATCGCCAAGGTTCCGCTGCCGCAGAACCCGCAGCACGCGATGGCGATGGCGACTTATTACCGCCGGGCGCAGTTGTCGGCTATGGCCGGTGTTGTCGGTGACGATGACGACGACGGAAACACCGCCGCCGAGCCGGTGGCAAAGCGCGAGATTCCGGACGCGGAACTGGCCGAGCGCGTGGAGGCGGTCCGCCGCCGCCAGGGCGTGGAGAGCGCGATCACCGGCGAGAAGAAGCCGAGCGGGCGCAAGCCGAGCGGCGACCTCGTCAGCATCGTCGGCACGGTCGCCAAGGTCTACGAGAACGCCCTGCCGAAGGGCGGGTTCGTCTACAAGATCCAGTTGGAGGACGGCCCGAAGTTGACCGGTTGGGGCGACCTCCCCGGCGTGGCGATGATCGTGGAGGGCAAGACGTACGAGTTCCGCTGCGCCCTGAAGGACGGCAAGTACGGGCCGGAACACACCATCAAGGATTTTGCCGAAGCCGCTGCCCCGCACGGCACCGGTGAGGACATCCCGTTCTGACCGCGTTGGTCGGGACATCACGCGCCGCGCCCGGTTCGACCGGAATTGCACCGGGCGCGGCGCAACTGCGAAAGGAAAGAGATGCCGAGAAAGAAGTCTGAAGATGCGTTTCCCATCCATGTTGACGAGCAGGTTTTGCTGATCAACGCGAGGATCGAATGGGAGCGATACGGAGAGTTGCGTATCAGCGACTATTTCGACGAAAGCCCCGACCACACGCTTTCAAAGTCGGGCGGTGCGTGCTTTGAATTGTGGCGTGCGGTGAAGCCTGAAACGAGGATGATTTGGTTTCTTTGGCACGCGCTGATGGCGTGCAGAGATGGCTGCCACCCACGCGATGTTTTGGACGAGATGCAGAAAGTTCCCGAGTTGTTTGAGTACGTCCAACAGTTCACGGTTCGCCCAAGTGAGATGAAGTCCGCAAACGTGCGCGAAGCAGCCGACGCGATCGCCCGCCTCACCGCCGAGCGCGACGAGGCGAGGCGGGAAGTCCTGCTGTGGGTAAAGGAGCGGTGTTCGTGGGCGGAACTGGCGCAGGAGATCAAGAAGCGAGGATGGGAATACTTGAAGGAGGACGGCAAGTGAGCATCCGCGAGAAGTTCGGCAGGGTCGTTGGCGGCCTCCGCGAGAGCAGGATTGCGTGGGTGGAGGAGGCCGCCGCCTGGTGGATGCACGACCCGCTCCAGTTCGTTTGGAAGCCGGACGGCGGCATGGCCGAGCGCATCGCGACCGACATCGCTTTGGCGGACGAGCCTGACCGTCTGCCGGGGCGGTTCGTGCGGGAGGCGTTGACCTGGGCAAAGTCGGATGACACCATCCGGCGATCCATCGCCGAGTTCGATGCCCTGCCCAACGTCCTCGGCACCCCGCTCGGTCCCATCGACCTCACCACGCACTCCGGCATGGATGTCACCGTCCCATGGCCGATCACCATGTCCACCGCGGCGGTCCCGTCCTACACCGGCACGGGCCGATGGGACACGTTCATCGCCGAGGCGGTTCCGGACGAGCCGACCCGGCTATGGCTGCAACTTTGGGCCGGGTCGGTCCTAGCCGGTCGCGCCGACCAGGCTTGCCTCCTGTTCTGCTACGGCAAGGGCGGCACCGGCAAGAGCAAGTTCGCCGAGGCACTGATGTACGCCCTCGGCGACTACGGATGCACCATCCCGTCCGACATCATCGTCGGGCGCGGAGGTGCGGACGGGCCGTACTGGAAGGCCACGCTGAAGGGCAAGCGGCTCGGGATCGTGAACGAGACACCGGAGGGCGAGTACTGGAACGCCCCGCAGATGAAGAGCCTGACCGGCGGGGACACCATCCATGCCCGGCACCCATACGGGAGGCCGTTCTGCTTCAACCCGTCCCATTCCATACTCGTGGTGGCAAACGACCCGCCGCACCTCTCCAAGGTGGATAGCAGCATCACCCGCCGCCTAGCGGTGGTCGGGTTCAACGCTGTCCCGAAGCGGCGCGAACTGGACCTTGCCGCGCAACTACGGGCAGATGCGGCCAACATCCTTGGATGGTGCCAGGCGGGCCTGGTCGCCCTGAATGACCTGTACGGCGGCGACCTGATGGCGACCATGCCGGATGCCGTCCGAGCATCGACCTCCGACTACCTGGACGAGGTGGATACGGTCGGGGAGTGGTTGAGCGAGAACACCGAGCAGGATTGGAACTGGTCCTGCTCTCCGACCACCGTTTGGCGCGACTACGCCAGGTACTGCGAGGACCGAGGCCGGAAACCGAAGTCGTGGCAGAACCTCCGAAACGACTTGGTCGGGCGGGAGGTCATCCGCTACCGGAGGTCAAACGGCAAGCGCGAAGTAGTCGGGCTGCGGGTTCCGGAGGCTTGGAGTGCCGGATGAGCGGCACTGGGCATAAGGTCGGTGGCACTCAACGGGGCATTGGAAATACTGTACTTACGTTCACCAGTGCCACCAGTGCCACCTTTTTTAAGAACAAGAGAGAGATATACCCTATGGGATCTGAAACAGTTTCGGAAAAAGGCGGCACTGGCGGCACTGACGGCACTCTTGCGCGAGTTGAAGCCGAAATCCGCACGGTTCTTGAAAACCGGGCAGCCGTTGAGGCGGCACTCCGCGGCACTATCGAAGCCGACCTGAAGGCACTTGGCGAACGGTGGCACTTGCTCACCGAGGAACTCCAGGCGTTGCGATGGCTACAGGCCCGCTTGGGCGGCGGTACGGACACCGATTACTACCACCGGCGGCGAGATAGGGGGGGTATTGTCACTATGACCAACGGGCAACACTCGGTCGTGGAGGACCGCCGGTGATCAATTCCCGCTCCAAGGGCGCACGGGCTGAACTGGAGGCTGCCAAGGCCATCGGCAAGGCGTTAGGCATGGAGTTCCGTAGGACGGCGCAGCACTGCGGCAAGGCCGGTACGGCGGACATCGAACCCGTTCAGGGCGAGTGCGGCATTCACTGGGAGGTGAAGCACTACGGCTCGGGCTTGACCTACCTGGAGAACAGCATCCGGAAGCACCGGTTGGTGATCACTGGCGACCTGTTCGCGTGCTTCCTGCATGAACTCCACGAGGTCATCGATTGGAAGGTCATCGTGGCCCATGTCGCCAAGCGGAATGCAAGCCTGGAGGATTGGCACCGCCAGGCGGTCAGGGACGCAGAAGCGACCGGGAAACTCCCGGTGGTCGTTTGTCGGCAGGATCGTGGGAAATGGATCCTCGCATGGAATCCGGCGAGGGATACCGCATTCATGGAGGAGGTGGAGCGATGCCTCGCAGATGGGTCTACCAAGGCAACCTCGGCAAAGCCGCAAGCCTAACCAACAGCATCCGCAGTCGTGGGGGTACATGGACCCGCACGGCTAAGCATCACAAAGCGGTCCATCCGCAGTGTGCAGCGTGCGGTGCTATTGCCAATCTAGAGACTGATCACATCGTGCCGTTGCATAAGGGTGGCACCGACGATTGGACAAACCTCCAATCGTTGTGCCATGACTGCCATGCGCGAAAATCCGCGAATGAGAGGGCATCGTGAGCGATCGTGATGACATCGGCACCCCCCCGGTACCCCCGAGGGGGGGGAGGCCTAGGGGGCACCGCGGTGTGGGGGCCATCAAAACCGACCTACGGAGGCCACGAAAGGGCAAACCGCCCGAGTGCGCGGTCCTGGCCGAGAGTTACGCCCGGTCGGTGGTGGAAGGGTCCACGGTCGCGAATGCGCGGATTGTTGACTCCTGCCGCCGGTTCCTTGCCGAGCGGTCGGACCCGAAGGCCCACGGCGTTTGGTGGAACGACCAGGCGGCAGAAGACGCGCGGCAGTTCGCTCTGGTGTGCGGCCAGGGCGCGGAGGCCGGTGCCGGGCAGCCGCTCGTATGGATGCCGTGGCAGTGCATGGCTGCGATGGTGCTACTCGCCCGGCGGCGGGTCGTGGACGGCGTGAAGACGGACGCACCGGCGACGAAGGTGCTGCTGCTCGTCGTTGGTCGCGGCAACGGCAAGACCGAGTTCATGGCCTCCCTCATCTGCTCGGCGATGCGCGATCCGTCCACCCGCCTGGAGTTCAGTTCGGTCGCGCCGGACGGTCGCCTGGCGCAGAAGACTTTTGAACGCATGGCGACGATGTGCGAGACGCTGTCGGGCGATTGGAGGGCAACCGGCGGCAGCACCCCCGCGCACCCCGGCAGGGTCAAGCACGGCGGCAACCGGTACATCAGCCTCCCTTGCACCGACAAGGCGTTGGACGGCCTTACGACCCGCCTGATCGCCGGGGACGAGGTGGCACGCATGGAACGGGCGTTCGGTCGGCTCCTGACGGGCCTCGCGAAGTTCCCGACCTCCCAGGCGATCCTTGCCAGTACGCCGGATCCCGAGCAGAAAACCCGCCCCATTTGGGGCTACTGGGATGCGTGCGAGAAGGCAATTGCCTCGGGCGACCCCTACCCCGCCGGTTGGTGGCCCATGCTGTACGGCCTTGAGGCCGACGATCAGGCGGGTGATTCAAAGGTATGGGGCAAGGCGCACCCCGGTTTGGGCGTAATCGTGGACCCGGTGCAGTTGGAACTGGCCGCCCGGACGATGTTGGAGAGCGGCGACCCGGTGCAGATTGCCGAGTTTGAAACCCAACTTGCGTGCCGGTACCACGAGATCGCGACCACCGACATCGACCTGTCGGTGCTTGAGCGGCAGATGGAGAAATCGGATTGGAACCGGTTGCGCGGCACGCCTGGCGTGATCGGAATCGACCTTTCCCGCGGCGGCTACGGCAGCCAGTTGGACCTGACCTCGTTGTGCCTGATGGTCGTGGACGGCGACCGGATCCGGGCGCGGAACGTGTCGTATTGGGCAGGAATCGACATCGAACGGGACGCGAAACGGTCCAAATGTCCGCTCGGGCAGTGGGTGGAGCAGGGCTATCTGCGCCGGATGCCGGGCGAATGGCACGACATGGCGGTCGTGGAGGCCGCGATTGAGGAGATGATGAAGTGCCACGACATCCGGAAGATCGGCGTGGACCCTCACCCGGCGCAAGCGCGGGACATCAAGCGGTGGATAGACAAGGGTTGGCCCATCGTTCCCATCGATCAGTCGATCCGGACGATGGCCCCGGCGTGGAAGTTGTGGGGCGATTTGCTCAAATCAAAGCAATTGTTCTACGATGAGGATCCGGTGCTGCGCTCGGCACTGAACGCCGTCCGCCTGATCAAGGACAACGTGGGCAACGTGCGCCCGGTGAAGGGCAGGAGCGCGGGAAACACCGATGCAGTGATCGCCGGAAACATGGCGGCCTTGCTGATGGAACACCACCAGGTGCGCGAGGCAACCGGGCTGACGAACTCGTCCTGCCCCATTGGCTAGAAAAGTTCTGTTTTTCCATCTTGACGGCACGGCGCATAGTTGTTCCATGCGGTCGTGTCGATCTTCTCGCGCATCTTTGGGTTCAAGACCGCAGCGGTCGTGTACGTCGGTTCGCAGCCGGTGCAGCCGCCGAGCATCGTCACGATCCCGGCGGTGGTTCGCGCGACCCAGTTGATCTCGGGCGACATCGGTCGGCTTCCGTTCCGCGTGGTGGACGCGGACGGCACCACGGTCGAATCGAACATCGCCGACCTCCTGAACCGGGAGGCAAGCCGGTGGCAGTCGGGCTACGAGTTCCGCCGGTTCATCACGACCTCCGCGCTCAACAGCGGCAACGGCCTTGCCCTGATCCGCCGGGATTCGTCCGGTGCGGTGGCAGAGTTGCAGCCGATCCCGGACGGCTCGGTGTCCTCGGAGATCAACGACGAGGGCGTGACCTACACGCTCGGGAACGTCACGCTGACCTCGGATCAAGTGCTGCACGTTGGGTGCTACCCCGACCCGATGAAACCCGCCTGGTACGTCGGTCCGCTTGATTCCTGCCGCACGGCGATGAACCTTGCCGCCGACGAGGATGCAGCCCATTCCTCGTTGGTTCGTACGGGGTCAACGGGGAAAATTAGTATCAGTCACCCGGGCGCGATGTCCGATGCCCTCGTAGAGAACATCCGCAACGCATGGACCACCATGCACGCGACCCCCGAGGGCGCAAGCCGTCCGCTGATCCTCCGCGAGGGCATGAAGGCGGAGAAGATCTCGCAGGAAACCTCCACGACCATGCTTGAGTCGCGGCGGTTCAGCATCCAGGAGATCGCGAGAGCGTTCGGCGTGCCGCCCGAGATGCTGTATCAGCAGGGCGGCGGTGCGCTAGCAAGCCAGGCAGAGACAGCACGCGCCTACGCAGACGGCGCGATTGCCCAGTGGGTTTCCGCGTGGGAGTCGGAGATCACGCGGAAACTCCTGCCGCCCGGCCTTCACGCACGGTTCGACACCGAGATCCTCGTCCGAGGGTCGCTGCGTGATGCCGGGAACTCCTATTCCAAACTCGTCCTTGCCGGTGTCATGTCTCCCAATGACGCACGCCGCCGGCTCGGCCTTGATCCGCTGGCCGGCCTGGACGAGCCGAAGGTGACGATGCCGGGCGGCGCGTCCGCGATGACGAGCGATGGCAACCCCGATGCGGAGGCCGACAATGCTTGAGATCCGCACCGCAACCCTGTCCCCCGGCAAGTTGGGCGGCTACGCGGCGGTCTACAACGCCCCGTCCAAGCCTCTCACGATCCGCGGCCTCAACGGCGGGAAGCCGTTCGTGGAGCGTGTCGCGCCCGGTGCGTTCGCGGGAATCGAAGCACGAAACGTGTCCTTGCTCGTCGGCCACGACCGGCGGGAACTGATCGCCAACAGCGCGTCCGGGCTGCTGTCGCTGCGCTCGGACGATCACGGCCTGGCCTACGAGGTCAATCTCCCCGACACGCAGCGTGCGCGGGACGTTCGCGCAATGGTGGAGGCCGGGATCCTCACCGAGATGTCGTTTGGTTTCTACGTTCGCGAGGACGCATGGAACGGTGCCGAGCGCACCCTCCGAGCGGTGGACCTCCGCGAGATTTCGATCATTGAAGCCGATGGTGCTGCATATCCGCAGACGAGCACCGAGGCACGCACCCTCACGCCGGGCCTCGCTCGGCTCCGTCTGCGGTTAAGGAGCGTCTGAAATGAAGTTGACCGAGATGCACGAGCGGCGCAAGTCGCTGATTTCCGAGCGCGATGCGCTCATCGCCATGTCCGACATGACCGTGGAGCAGGAGGCTCGCGGCCACGAGGTCGCCAACGAACTTCAGCAGTTGGACGGGCAGATCCGCTCGGCGCAACTGCGGGAGCGTTTCGCCTCCTACACCGCGATGGAGAAGGCGACCGAGGAGGGCGGCAAGCGCAATGCCGACTGGATCGCGACGAACGAGTACCGCGACCAGTTCATCGACTGGTGCCGCGGCGGTCGCGCCCCCGAGGTCCGCAACTCCGAGTACCGCGACCTCACCACCGCCTCGTCGTCGGGCGTTCTCGTCCCGAAGATCTACGAGGCCGGGATCCTGAAGTACCTGGACCGCAACACCGTCATCCGCAACCTCGCTGACGTTCGCACGGGCGTGAAGGGCAGCGTCACGCTGCGCCGGAACAACCTGGAGACGGATGCCGCCGCGACGAACTTCTGGACCACGGAATCGTCCAAGACGGCGACCGCGGTCGATGCCACGCACGCCGAGATTAACCTCAACCCGGTCGGCGGCCTCCCGAAGTCTGAACTGACGCACTGGGTCGTGCGGCAGTCGGATTTCGACATCGAAGCCGAGGTGATGGATCACCTTCAGCGCGTGATTGCCCGCGGCCTTGAGTCGGCCTACACGGTCGGCACCGGCCCGAGCACCTCGGCCCCGCAGCCGACCGGCTTCATGATGTGGGATTCCAACTACAAGTCGGTCGCCCCGGCCTCCGCGGCGCACGGCAGCGGCAGCGGTTGGGATGCGGCGATCACCCTCGCGAACCTGACGGAACTCCGCTACAAGACCCTCCCCGCCGAGTATTGGAACGAGTCGGCGTGGGTCATGTCGCAGGATGCCTACTACCGCATCGCGCAACTGACCACGGCGACCAACGCAGTGCCGCTGTTCGTCCCGAGCAACGATGCGGGAATCACCCAGGCCGCGCCGATGATGCTGATGGGTCGCCCCGTCTACATCGCCCCCTACGCGCCGGGCCGTGCCACCGCCGCCGTCACCAACCAGGTGCCGCTCGTGTTCGCCAACGTCCGCGAGGCGTTT